AGATGATTATTTTGAAGGTGATGGAAATGATATGATATTAAAGAAAAATAGATATATTATTTTCTTAGGTGATGTTGTAGACAGAGGTCCATATAACATGGAAGTATTATTTATAGTTCTATCATTGAAAAATAAAAACTTTGACAATGTAATTATCCTAGATGGTAATCACGAAGATTATAAATTACTAAAAAGATATGATACAGAAGAAGAATTTAATTTACAATTTCAAGATCAGTCAGCTAAGATTAGTTTTGTAGATTCTAAAATTAATAGAATTCTTAATAGATTAACAACATGTGTCTATTTATTTGTTCCAGGAAAAGTATATCATTTATCACATGGCGCATTTGATTCAATTTATGCCGGGTTTCTTAATGGTATGACTGTACCAGAGAATAATGATTTCCATAAAGAAACAACACTATACAAGTTTTTAGAATCAAATACAGATTTTTGTTTATTAGATAATAATAATAGTTATACTAATTACAAATGGGGTGATTTTAATAATAAGATAAACCAAACAAGAGTATCTGTAAGAGGATCTGATATATTCGAATACTCATATGATCTAACCAAAGAATATCTTGAAAGATTTAAAATTAATAATATCATATCAGGGCATCAAGATATGGAGCCAATAAACTTTTTAATAAATAAAAATAGTAATACTCAAAACCTTGTTAAGAGTAAAAAATACCCACTTTATCAACCCGAATCACTTAGTACATTTAAGGTAAGTAATGATGAATTTCTTGCTATCATAACATCTACCGCTACTGTATCTAGAGATCTAAAAGTAGAAGGTGTTTATATTGAAATAAGTATATAATTAATAATAAAGTAATTGATCTATACTTCGACCGCATTGACAACCTTTTCCTTGACAACCTTTTCTTTGACAACCTTTTCCTTGACAACCTTTTCTTTGACAACCTTTTCTTTGACAACCTTTTCCTTGACAACCTTTGGTTTTACGACTTTTGGTTTGACTAATGCTTTTTCAACACTATCTTTTCCCAATACATCAATCGCTTTAATAATTCTTCGTTGGTCACATTTTAATCGACGTACTTCAGTTTTCAATGAGTCAGTTAGTTCTGTTAGTTCTTGTATCTTCATATCACTAAAGTCAACATCTTCTACTGATGATTCATCAAATTCTTCTTTTTGATAAGAAGCAATATATCTTAATAATATACGTTTATCCTCAAGTAATTCATCGACCTTTTCTTTAAAAATATAAGGATTAAATATACTTTCAGCATCATTAAATACTAATTCTAGAAATTGTAATGATGGTTTCATAATCTGATTGGTCAGATAGAATAGATAATCTAATTGAAGATTTTTCTCTTTGATATACTCGGGTGTTTCAATAATATCACCCTGTAATGTATCTTTTGTTTTATTTGGTATCTTAACTACCGCAAAAGACATTCTATCACCTGATTGTGGTACATTTCCAGGATCTCTGATACTGATTCTATCAGCTAGAATCATATGTGCAATTCTTGTCCAATCTTTATATGATTCTTTTAGTTTAAGTGTCTTACTTGTTACAAAGTAATTAATATCATATTTATTTTTAAACATATCCTTCAAACATTGTTTCGTAAATTTCTTTGCCCTCTTCGGGTCTTTGTAATTAATTAACGAATCAATTATACCATTACATACTTCTTTAACAATTGGTGCATTATCTCTTCGCTTTAATACGATTCCCATAAAATCCTGTTTAAATTTATTCGTATCAAATTCATATTTATTTCCTACATATCTCTTTTTAGTTAAGATCAAGAATGGCCAATATGTTTTTTCATATTCCAAGTCGTGTGGAAATGGTAATCGCTTCTTTACAGTTTCACCTGATATAACACCCATTTCAATTGTTAAGTCAACTGTTCTATTATCCGTAATTGGTTTTCCATTTTTCCATAACTTAATCATAATCTTTTTAGTATTCTTAACGGACCAATAAGGTTCAATCACAATATTATTTAAATCTACCATCACATATTGTTCAATTTTGTCTTGAAATACTTTTCTTAAATTTAATATCTCTTTCTTTTTATTAAGTGTATTATCTAACTCATCATCAATAGTCAAATCAATTGTCGATAATCGCATTTTTTCTATTTGATGTTCGCCAAACTTATATAACTTTGATTCAATAATTTCTTCAAATCTTTTATTATTAAATTTTTCTTTATATGTTGCATATAATTCTTGTAGTGTCCATAACCAAGGTAGATAGCTTTCTTCCATATATTCCTTTAGGAATTGCTTCATTCTTTCTTCTATAGGTAATAGAACATTCCAATGTTCAGGTACTGGTAATATTTCAGGTGGACTAGGTAATGATAATTTTGTAATCTTATCGCTGCTATAATATTCACCATGTAATTGATTCCATAAATCATGATGCTCTTCGGGTAAAAAGAATAATAATAAGTCTTTTGAAAATGAAATTATACTTTTCCATATATCTAATCCTTCATTCTTTTTAACTTTTATACATCCTTCCTTAAATCTAAAGCATGTGAATACACTATCGGTATCTCCATATCTAATAACAGGTTGGTAGATATAACCATCAAGTTTCTCAGTAATATATGTTTTCATTCGTTCAATAAACTTTTCATTGTTTCTATCTTTTAATTCCATATCAAGAATCTTATTAACCATAACCATATCATTTTTTTTATAAGCATATTTTAGTCCATTTAAGAAACCAGGTAAAAGTTCTTCATCATATTTTTTTGCAAATATTAACATTTCTCTGCCAGTTGAAGTAGTACATGCAGCAATTGCTTTCATAAATACTGGACTAGTAGGTGCTCCTAATTGTCCGTATAAACTATTCGCTGTTATCTTTAATGCCAGTTGTTTTGCATCTAAAATTTTATATTTAAATGGGTTAGTTTCACTCTTCATTTGTTTTTTGATTAATCTTCTTCCTTTTAATAATGTATCTAAAATTAATGGTATAACACCCAATTTATTATCTTTCTTAGCAAATCTACAATATTTTACTGTTCCATCAGATTGTTTATATTTAGAATTATAATATGTAACACCTGGTAATTCGTCATAATCACTTGATATGATCATTGTTTCGTGACTCTTATTTTGTTGAATAATTACAGATGGATATAGTGCTGCATAATCTTTCGTACAAATAGCTTCGTAATCTACATTTGGAACTGGATCAAAAACAATAGCACCTTCATAACCATCATTTGTTGATTCTGGTTTTTTCAAAACAGGAAATAAATATCCTTGTTCTCTATATACTTTAAGACATAGACTAAATAATTTTACACCCTGTCCTCTAACAAATAGATATGATAATGGAACATAACATACATTTGCCATTTCCATATTTTTAGTAATAACTTCTAATTTATTAACTAAAAGATTAACTAGTCTACAATCCTTTACACAGTATTTTGCAACAATGCTTCTATCTGCTGAATTTCCACGTTGTAATCTAAAAATATCTTGTGGACCCACATCATCTTTTGCTTGCGACCAAAATAATGATCCTTCATCTACTTGTTCAACTAGTTGTTCTGTAATAATTTTTAGTGTTTTATTTTCTCTATCAATTTCTTGAATTAAATATTTTCTTCCAATAAAATCAGATACAAAACTTTTAACATGTTCTATGTGCATATAGTCTTGAACCATTATATCATTTACATTTTCACAATGTAATAAATATACATTTTTATTATCCAATATTTCTAACAAATCAATCTTAAGAATTTTGCCACGTATAAAATGTGATGCTACGTTATCTAGTTTGTATGATACCAAATTAAATGTCTTTTGTACATCTTTCATCAAATCAACATGAATTCTACCCGGTGTATCCCAATATCTCAATTGATTTTCACCTAATGCAGAAGATGCTAGTTGGAAATCTCTAAAATTACATTCATAGTTTCTTAACTTGGACATTAATGCCATTTCATGTTTAATACCAAGATGATGTTCGCATCTATCATAAACATATTTTTCATCGAAAAAGAAAATGTTATATCCTGTCATAATATCACAATCCGATCTAATAATTTCTTTTTTCCAAGCTAATATTAGGTCTCTTTCATTGTCATACCATTCAGTTATTACATTATCTACCGGATCTGTTACATCTAAACATACAATATGTTGTCGATAAGGGATTGACTCGCCTAATTTTGTACATGTTGTTCCGATTTGAATTACTTTGTCACTTTTTCTTTTTGCCATAGGAAATTGACCATCTCCTGATATACATTCAATATCAAAAGATGCAATTCTTAAAGGAGCATTAAATTCTTTTTCTATTGGTTGGATATCAGTCCAACTAACTAATAATTCAATATCACAATAACTATTTTTATCACAATCTTCTTCTACTTGTTCATATTTTTCAATTCTTACCCACGAACATCCACTAATTTTTTTAATATGAAAACATCTTAACATTGGTGGTAGATTGGCTTCATAACATTCAAACAGTTTTTCTCTTGTAGTAACTCGTGGGATGTTTAGTTTATTATTTTCTAGCATATATCTAAACTTTTTCATAGCAAAAGAATTACTAAAAACTAATCGCGCGAAAGAGAAATCTTTATCATTTGTAAATCCAATGGCTTCCTTTCTAGTAACCATATCCATTGATAATAAACCTTCTCTAAACTTCTTCCATACCTTTTTATTATCAAAACCCTTAAACCACTTGAACATTTCCTTTATTTTCATTTTAGACTCAGATGGTGTCCACTTACTGGGTAGTTTAATATAAAAGTGTGGAGTGTAATCGGTTAGTTTGCAATATACTGATTTATCATCCTGAGTTCTACCAAACACATGAATAATAAATTTTGGAAGAGTATTTTCTACTTTATTATCTTCCTCATCGTCAGATTCTTCTAATACTTCGTGATCTTCTATATAATCATAAATTTGAAATTCCATACAATACTAACATAGTAATATATATTATCTTAAAATCAATTTTTCTATATCAAAACTCGATTTTATAAATGAATTTGTTCATCGTTACAATGATTAATTTTGTTGATATTTGTAATAGATGTGTTATAACTATTACATGGATTACATTTGTGATATACAAAGTGAAATTTTGTATTTGATTTCTCTTCACAGTCATTGCAATAAATATCAGTTGTCCATTCTTTATACTCATCCGGCATTTCTTGATTAGATAAAAATGTATCAATATCTTTCCAATGTAATTCAAGATCTATCATTGATTTTTTACATAACGGACAGCTCATATTTTGTGATTCTAAAGTTTTAACAAAACAACTTGTATGAATACTGTGCCCACACTTGAGTAGATATGGTGAATCATTATATGTATTCCAAATTTCTCTTAAACATATTGGACATCCCTCTTCTTTAAAATTTACTCTACATGGATGAGTATCATATTTACATTTTTTAAGACACAAGTTACATTTATTACAATGTATATATTCTTCTTCTTTTCCCATTCTGCATATTCCACATTCATTACAATGAAAAGTATCAAGTGTTGTATTAATATCAATACTGAGTAGGGAATTAACATATCTTTTTAACATATCTTTATTATCAGACCATAAGTTACATTTTTTACAAAATTGTGAATGTTTAATATCAAACTTGTAACATTCTGGATTTTGACAAGATGCATTTACTTTTTGAAAACAATTACAATAATAACATTTCATATAATCAATATCATGACGATTAATTGTATGTTCTTCATTTTCATCGTGACACAAGCGACATGGATATACTTTATTACAACATTTTGATACTTGATAATTATATCTATTATAGTGAGGACAAAATATTATTTCTTTGCAAATATCTGACACTTTGATGACTTCCTTTTTTTTAGCAGGATTCATCACTTGAAAAATTAATTTTGATTTTTCACTAGAAGATATATTCATTGAATTAATTTCTAACATTTTTTTTCGTTGTTCTAATTGCGACATGGTAATAATCTGCATTTAATATACATTTAGTGTACATTAAGTAATATATATTATATCAATTTTTATAACCTAGTGAATTTCTTTGAAATTCACTAGGTTCTAACGGTTAAAAAGTGAAACGAAAAATTAAAAATTTTCTCGTTACACTTTCCAATTTTTATTCCATAAAATAATAAGCTTTTGAACTACTTTTACAAGATGTAATATATTCTTACATAATACATGTGATGAAGTATATAGGGTGCCATTGTCACCGAATAGATAATTAATGTAGTCTGTGATATGAGTAATTATTATTTTAAAAATAAAAATCTATTTAATTCTATAATAATGAACTATACTATAATTAAATTACTTTCAAATGGTTTTAATAATACTGTTTATTTAATTGAAAATAATGAAGATAAAATAAAATATATATTAAAAATTGGCCCAATAGTCGGCGATAAAACAAATTATAGTAATGAAATATGGAAAGATTATGATGTATCATTATTTGCTAGTAAACTTTTTAATAACAAAAGACGTTTTTTAATGAGCAGTCATGGTCATTCTATTAATAACTGCAATAAGCTTTCAAATAAAATGTATCAATATTTTGATACTACAACTAATAAAATAAATAGTATAAAAACCAATAAATGTTTACACTTATTTCTTGACTATAAAGGTAATAGTTTAGCTAAATTAATTAGTTCTAATTTAATTAAAACAACAAGAGAAAAATATAATATGATAATACAAGTATTATATGCATTAAATATACTTAAACAATCTGGATATTGTCATAATGATGTTCATGCAAATAATATAACTTATACTGAAACAGACAAGCCAATAAAGATTGGTTCTAAAACATTAACTTCAAAATATCAATATTCGTTAATTGATTATGGAAATTCTAAACATATTAAATACAAAGAAAAATATGCGTATGCAAATGAACATTTAAAAATTAATTGGGATGTTATATATTTTATTAAAGAGGTTATTTTACAACATATCTTATTATTAGACTTAAAAAATCCGCCACAAATAAATCCATTATTTCGAATGGAGAATATTAAACTAATTAAAAATAAACATACAGATATATGGAATAAAATAAAAAATACACTATGTAAAAAAGGTAATGATTATATAAAATGGTTTGATATATTTGAATCAAATGAAATCAATAAATTTTATATTAACTTTAATAATGAATATCCTCAGTTAAAATTAGATGGTAAAAATATTATTAACTTATCTATAACTAACGAAATTGATATTTTATTTAGTGCATATAACAGAACCAAATGGTTAAAAACTAATATGTGGAAGTCTGATATACCTAATTTGATATCATGTAAAGATATTGAGTTTATGATATTAAACTTGAGAGATACTAACAAGATTATTACATATTTTTACTCAAAAATTTAAATTCATTTTTAATAAAATATATATAATATATATTATATGGATAGTAAATATTATAATAAATATATAAAATATAAAAATAAATATATTTCATTAAAAAATAGTAATGAGACGTTGCAAATAGGTGGGAGTAATGTACCTAACTATAGTAACATGCCCAATTTTAAATTTGATACTATGGCAGGTCAATTTAAGGCAATTATGGACAACTTAAGACATACTTTTATAATAGAAAATTCAACCATGTTCAGATCTACTCAATATTTTAGTGAATATACTTATTTTGAATTAAGTATTAGTATAATTAATAAATTAAAAATGGAAGCATACCGTTATAACCGATATGATCCATCTTATTCTGCCAAAATAAGTATGATGGATTTTGCTATTAATCAAATACAAATATTTTTGGACTGTATTAAAACTAAAATACCACATGATAGAACTATTTTACAAATTGTAAATAATAAATTTAACGAACGATTTAATCATATTACTGAAATCCCCGTTAAAATGTTTGAACATATTTTATCATATTTAAATGATTCAGGGATAGATACATTCACAACTGTTTGTAGTAATTTATATCAACGTCAATATAATAATGGACCAACAGTTCCATCTGATTCAAACTATCCAAATGGTCCTTATGGTCCAAATGGTTCGATCGGCACAACTAATCCATACGGACCTAACGGTCTGAGTAATCCAAATAGTCCAATTGGCCCTTTTGGTCCTTATGGTCAAAATAATCCTTATAGTCCAAATTATCAATCGAGTCCAACCTACCCAATTACAACATATGTTCCTAAAATTAAAATTATTCAAGACGATGATTCATCGGATGACTCTTCAGATGAACCTAACATAAAATTAAGTAAATCTGATTCAAATAAATCTATAACTATAATAAATATACAAACTACTAAAGGTAAAAAAATTACATTTACAAAAAATGGAGAGTTTGTATTAAAAGAGGGTAAAACAAAAGATGTAGAATTTGAATTAGTAATATATGTTAATAATAAGAAATCATATTTTATTCAAAGTAATGTAAAGAAAAATAAAATTATTAATTTATTTTATAATGGATCTGATAAAGCTAACCCAGAACAAATTAAAAATATAAGTATTGAAAATGGTGATAATAAAATAAAAATTAATTATACTGCTAAATCATTAAAAGATCTAGTAAAAAGACTAGAAAAAGTAATTAACTAATTAATATTAACTTGAGCTTTAATTGCCAAGTGATCAGATAGTAATTCCATCTTTTTATTATTATATTTCTTACCAAATAGTTCAAACCTATCAAGACTTATATTTTTACTAAAAAATAATCTATCAAATCTACTTGTTATATTTATATTATCTGGTTCAAAGAAATATCGATACCATGTTTTTCTTTTATCACCGGAATCAACTACGCCAAGAATATTATCAGACTTTTCTAGGAACTTTGTTTCTTTTTCTCTTATATTCATATCCCCTATCAATATTAAATGTTCATTCTCTGGTACCATAGTTCTAACAATTAATAACTCTTCTATTCTTCTTTGACTATTCTCTGCAAAAGGTGCTAAATGACACCCTGCGAGATAAAATACAATATTATCTTTAACATATCTTATTAATAATGTTGGATTATCTATTGTTATTTCTATTCTTTGTAAATTAGATTCATTCAAGTTTCTATTATATAGAATATGTATAAGACCCCCATGAGATAATGCAAAATCACTTAATAGATTATATTTATTTTTTAATTCCGTTCTTAATAAGTCATTAACAAACTCAAAAGATGATTCAATTAGAATAATAAAATCTTCATTCGAAACCTGTTGATTAATCTCATTTATTATTTTATTTTTTAGTTCTGGTTTGTCAGGTCTAAACATATTTATATTCCACGAGATTAGTCGTATCTTCATAATTAATATAACTATTAATAGTTATATTAATTATACAAATCAATTTTTATAAAATAAAATTTAGACAATCTTAGAAACAACCTTTTTCTTAGTACTCTTAGTATTCGTCTTCTTCTTGGATTTACTTACATTCGTATCAATACAATCAACTTCATCCAACTTTATTTGATACCATTTTTTATAAGCTCTTAGTAGTTCTTCTAATTCTAGTTTCCACATAGTTTTAGGTGTCTGTTTCTTAATATTATTGTACTCAGTTTCTTTTTCATCA